GCCGCAAGCAATCCGTTGGCACAAATTGATGATAAATCACCCGTTCCGCCACAAGTGCAAATGCAACTAAAGCAAAGCCAGCAAACCATTCAACAGCTACAACAACAGCTTCAGGGTATGCAATTGATGCTGAAAACCGCGCCGATGTGGAACAAATGAAACAAGACGCGGAAACCAAGCGCACTTTGATCAAAGAAACCAACAAAGCCCACGATATCGAATTGCGCGATCAACAAAAACACATTGATATGAAAATGCGTACCGATACACAAGCGCATGACACGGTGCTTAAAACACAAACACAAATTGAGGTGGAAAACATCAAGGCCCAATTGGCGGTTTATCTAAGCCATTTGGATCGTATTAGCGAACGTGAAGCCAAAGCAGAAGCCATAGAAAGGGCCATCTAATGCCAACAGTAACAAGCAAAAATCGTGAAGAATTTAATTCCAAAGAAATGGCTAAGAAATCCATGAAAAAAGTGCCCGCAGGAATGCTTGCGGATAAAGCATGGTCTATGAGTGCTCAAAAATTCCCATCAACAGAAGCAATGATGGCACATAGAAATGCGGCCAAAGCATATAAAGAAGAAAAAGAACACAAATATGCAGAAATGCATGAACAAGCCGCATTAAGCCATTTGCAAAGTATGTCAAGCAATAATTGACAAAGTAATGAATTCGTGTAATATTTACACAAACCTTACCCGTGGGGTTGCACGGGGTTAATTCTTAGGGAAACCTATGTCGGAAAAAGAAGCGGGCCAAGTGCTCACAAGCGAGAATATGGCGGAATTTTATGCAAATCGTTTAGGTTTAGCTGACCAAACGGATGATGTGGCGGTTGAGGAAACTCCCGAGCCATCACCCAATGCGGCCAAGAATGAACCGGCGGAGCAAGATGAAGCCAAACCCGCAGAGGAAAAGAAGGCTAACCCAAAGTTAGAGAAAAGATTTTCCGAATTGACAAAACAACGCGAGGCGGCCAAGGCGGAGGCGGAAAGCGAACGCCAAGCACGACAAGCGTTGGAGGAAAGGTTAAGGTCATTTGAACAACAGGCGGCACCACAAAAGCCGAGCTTTGATCAGGAACCGCAACCGGGGCAATTTACGGATGCGTTTGAATATGCAAAGGCGTTGGCACAATATTCAACCGAAACGGCACTAGCGCAACGGGACAGACAAGAGGCGGAGAAAATTGCTAATGCGGAAAGACAAAAGGTTATCCAATCTTGGTCATCCAAATTAGAAAAAGCCAAAGCCGATTTGCCCGATTACGATGAAATGGTTTCAACGGCGAATGTGGTTGTTTCCGATGATATCCGCGATTCTATTTTGGAATCTGATGTGGGGCCAAGAATCCTATATCACTTGGCGGAGGATTTGGAATTTGCACAAAAGCTAGCGGCCATGCCAACCCGTAAAGCCTTGCTTGAATTGGGAAAATTGGAAAAGCTATACGAACGGGCCGAGCCGGCAAAAGAGACTGCGGTGAAGACAAGTAAAGCACCCGCACCGGTGCGCGGATTGAAACCAAGTGGTGGTGTTGCGGATATTCCCATTAATTCTAGTGGCGAATTTCACGGCACATATCAGGCGTGGAAAGAGGCAAGGCGGGCGGGAAAAATTCGATAATGTTTTTTAATTTAACAAAGAAAGGGAAATTGTCATGAGCAATAATTTATTGACTATTTCAAAAATTACTAATGAGGCTTTGATGGTCCTGGAGAATGAACTAACGTTCACCTCAGAGGTCGATCGCAACTATGATGACCAGTTCGCGGTTGTTGGCGCAAAGATTGGCGCAACCGTTAATGTGAGACGTCCTGGACGCTTCATCGGTACTATGGGCCCCGCTTTGAACGTTGAAGATTTCAACGAATCAAGTGTACCCGTCACACTCTCAAACCAGTTCCATGTGGACACTCAATTTACCACCCAGGACTTGGCGCTATCCCTTGATATGTTCTCGGATCGCGTTCTCAAACCGGCCGTGGCCGCCATAGCAAATCGGGTAGACCGTGATGGTTTGGTGATGGCAAAGAACAATACCGCAAATATTGTTGGCGTTGCTGGAACACCTCCTACTGGTTTGATCACCTATCTAACCGCCGGCGCATATCTTGATGCCGAGGGCGCACCACGCGATGGCCGCCGTGCTTGTATCATTGAACCATTCACATCGGCAACAATCGTTGACTCGCTCAAAGGTTTGTTTGTTCCCCAAGAAGCCATTGGCGAGCAGTATCGCAAAGGTTTGATGGGCCGGGACAGCGCCGGGATGAATTGGAAAATGGATCAAAACGTTGTGAGCCAAACGTTTGGCAATAGCCCTACGGCCGTTCTATCGTGCAATACAAGCACTGCAACGGGCTTTTTGACATCTGGATGGGCACAGTACTCAACGATCGCTCTAAGCGCCACTACGGCCGCGGGCAACTTGAACGTTGGTGATGTGATTCAGATTGCAAACGTCTACGCCGTTAACCCACAAAACCGCCAAGCGTATGGTTCCAACAAGTTGAGAAACTTTGTTGTTACCGCCGCCGCAACGGTTGCCACAAGCGGAACTACTAGCGTAACAGTTAGCCCCGCCATTATCACTGCCGGCCAATTCCAAAACGTTAGCGTGACAAGCCCCGGCGCGTCAACCGTTACACCGTTTAACAATTCCGGTACCGTGTCTCCACAAAATATCATCTTACATCGCAATGCTTTTTGCTTGGCCGTGGCCGATCTCGAATTGCCAGAAGGTGTCCATTTTGCGGGCCGTGCCTCTGATAAAGAAATCGGTTTGTCACTCAGAATCGTGAGGCAATATACGATTAATAACGATAGTATTCCAACGCGTTTGGATATCTTGTATGGTTGGGCACCGCTTTACCCCGAATTGGCTTGTCGCGTTGCGGCTTAATCTTAAACATTAGGAGAATTAATCATGGCAAATCCAGGACCAGCAACCACAGTAAGCAATCATCCACAAAACTTGGCCACAAACCAAGCATTGCGTTTGATTGCATCCGCACAATCCGTAAACTTGGCCATCGCTGGTGATACAGCAATGACAGTTTTGGATGTATCTAAATTTGTGCCCACAAGCGTGGTTATCACCAATGGCCTAAACGCTAGCGGTGCAACAACCACAATTGCAACGGCAACCGTTGGCGCGTATACAGGCGCGGCCGCATCTGGTTCAACCATATTGACTACGGCGGCTTTAACTAGCAACACCGGTGGCCCTTATGTGACAATCACCGCCGCAACAAATCCCAACACCGCTATATCTAACCCAACAAACATTTATGTTAATGTTGGAACTACGATTGCCGCGACTTGTGACGTATTTGTTTACGGATATGACCTCACATTTTTACCTTAATCTGTGAGTAAATAAGGAAAAAGCCGCCTACAAAATGGGTGGCTTTTTTTCGTTTTGATATACAATTAACTTGAAAGGAATTCATCATGTCCTCAACAACCGTCACGCGTGGCAATTCCCACGAAACTTTCTACATTGGCCCAAGCCTAACGCCCGTTTCGGTGGCATCTTATACAAGCGCCGCACAAACATTTAATATTGCCGGCCTACAAACTAGCGATATTGTTCAAGCTGTTGGCTTACAAGGCGCACAAACCGCAGGAATTATTATTGCGGAATGTGATGTTTTGACAGCAGGCGTTTTGACCGTGCAATTTGCCAACACTACATCCGGTGCGGTTGTTCCCGCGGCTGGTATTTATGTGTTTCAAGTTACGCGAGTGGAAGGGCCATTGCCCACAACGGCGGTCTAAATGGCTAGTTCAACAGTTCAACGCAATGCGGGTCAGACGTATTGTTTTAGCGTTACCAATAGTGCCCATTCAAGCACTTTGGTGGACGATACGACAAACGATCAGATCAACTACTGCTCATTCCTAAACACCGGCGCGGCACCAATAGCGGTTAAATTCGCTAATTATTCACCTTGCCCCGCCGCAACGTTTCCGAGTGATGGAACACCAGGTGACTATGTTTTGCCCGCGGGCATGACATCGCCACTCATCTTAGCAACACCCACAACGCCCTTTTACATGACTGCAATCAGTAATAG